CCAGTCCGCACGGGCCCAGCCCAGCGCGCATGTTTCCAGCTCCGCTCATGTCAGCTCTTCAGGGGGCACTCGACGGTCGGCGGCGTGAGCCGCGGGATTTTCGGAATTGGGATTGCCGGGATGGGCAGCGCCGGCCGCGGCAAGCGGAAGCGCGAGCCCGGGATACCCAGGTCAGGAGCCGTTGGCGGGGTGAGCCGAGGGATTGCCGGGATGGGCAGCCCTGGCACCAGGAGCCCCGGAGACGGCGCCCGGAAGCGCAGGCCTGGGATGCCTAGGTCAGGCGGTGAAAAGCGCGTCAGGCGCGGGATAGACAGGGACGGCAGCGCCGGAACCTGGAGAGACGGACGCGGCAGCTTGAAGTTGCACACCGTCAGCTCGCGAAGTGGAAGGGCGGCGCGACATCGCTGTGCACGTAGCTTGCCGCCAACAATGCCCGCTCGACCCGGAGCATGGGTTCGTCCGGCATGGTGACCGCCGTCTCGAACAATGAGCCGGCCGCGGTCTGCCACCCGGATCCGATCGATGAGTAGCTGTCCAGGAACTCATCTGCCTGGATCGCGGCGCCGATCTGGACCTCGAATATCCGACCGCTCACACCGACCAGCAGGGTTCCTCGCTGCTCGTCAATCTTTGGGATTGCGTCTCGAAGCTGGGCAACGATGCCCACGGCGATCGACCGCTCCAGCAGTTCAAGCGGGCCTGAGTCGTCTATGACTGACCAGTCCACGGCGAGGCGCGCAAGCTGCGCAACATTCGAGCCGCCGGCTGACGCTACAGCTACCTGGCCTCCAGCCTTCGTTGAAGCCGTCCAAAGCTTGGGCATCGCGGAATAACAGATTGAACCGTCACCGGTCACCCATCGCGAGTCGACGCCCATGTAGACGCGCCCGCCGTGTCGTATAGCCACAGCACAAGTCATTTGCCGACCCCGAGCACCGGCATGAGCGGCACCGACGCGGGGCCGCCTGGCGACCCGCTCGGCGGGCCCTGCATGAGCACCATGCCGGGGGCCATGCCGGCGAGCCGCACGGTGCCGTTCAGGATGATGTCTCCGCCCTGGATCATGATCCCGGCGCTCCTGCCCGTGAGGTTGATGTCGCCGTTTTTTGCGATCTCGATGACCGCGCCGCGGCCGATGATTTGGATGGTGTCGCGCTTGCCGTCGAGGATGACCGCCATCGAGTCGCCCGCGCTGTCGCGCGTGATGGCGACCACCGTGCGTTTCTTCTCGAGGCACCGCACCTGGGCGGCCTCCTCGGGCCCCGTGGCATGCAGGCAGACATCGCCCTGCGCTAGCCCGGCGGCGACCTTCGAACGCGTGTCGCGCGCGCCCACAGCCACGCAGCTTCTGCCGCCAGCGTTGCGCACGATGAGCGCCTCCGCGTAGCCGCGCGAGTCCTTCGGGTAGGGCAGAGAGGTGACGCCGAGCGCCTGGTAGACTTGGCACTCGCCAAGGTTCTCGACGTCGTTCTCGGCATCCGTCACCGCGACGATCGTCTGCCAGAGCTCGGCCGAATGCTCGTCGAGCTTGGCGGCTCCTAGGATCGCGATGTCGAGTTCGGACACGGCTACTCGGTGCTCCCGTCGATGACGAATGAGTCGGGTCGGATGCAGGTCATCTGAGTGGTTGCGCCGTCAGGGCCATAGGAGAGCCGCCGAGAGAGCACCCACAGGTTCTCGCGCAGACCGCAGATATCGTCGGCGACCTGCGTGATGGTGTCGATCGAGTAGATGGCGCCAGTGGCCGGGTCGCCGTGACCGCGCATCGTGCATTCGTAGGTGAGGGTGTCCTTGAGCCGCTCGGCGACCGCGCGGTCTTTCGCGCGGTCGAGCTGCTCCTTCGTGCGGGCCGCGTCGTCGCGGAAGTTGAGCAACCGATAGAGCTTGCCTTCGTCACGGACTTGAGTCGCCAGCTTGCCCGGCTCCCAGCGCCCACTGACGGTGCTCGCCCCGATGATGCTCAGGAGTTCTTCGCTCTTGGCCGCCAGCTCGAATACGTCGAATGTGCTGGAAACGCCGGTGCCCTTGCCGCCGCGCGCCGATTCGGTCGCGTTGAATAGCGAGAAGGTCGGCATGCGCGAAAAGTCGCGCCGCGCCCGCGAGGCGAGCACGTTGTTCGTCGAGCTACCAATCGGGTCGTCCGTGCGCTGCAGCACGTAGCTAGGCCCCTGCTCGTAGTTCGGCTCGGTGACGCAGAGACACGACCGTGATGGCCCCGGCTGAATCGTGGCGCCAATGCGCGCAATGATACGGTTGCAGTACTCGTAGACGCCCTCGCCCGGCTTTGGCTGGTAGTCCTGGAGTCCGCGGCCCGACTTGCCTTTGCGTGAGCGACGCTGCTTGCTCGAGCCGGAGCCGTGCGCCTTGCGCGGCTTGAACCCCGAGCGCACCTCGCTCATGATCACGCCGTCGTCGCTGTCGTCGAACACGGTGTCGATTCCGTACGGCCCGCACGTGTCCAGGAGCAGCTGCGATACCGTCATGGTCGGCTTCAGCTTGAAGCGCGGGTCCACGTTGCCCTCGACGATGTCCGCGATGTAATCGCGTCCTTGGCACGTGAGCGCCCGACCGTTCGAGCCGATGTCCGTCACGTCGATGCGGCCGACTGCCTGCAGCACGTCATTTACGTAGAGCTCGACCGGCTGCATCTCGAGCCGATGGGCAGACGTCAGCGGCGGATCGTAGAGCTCGAACTCGAAGCCGTCCGTGCTGATCAGGTAGTTGGAGTCGATCGACCAGCTGGTGACGTTGGTCGTGCTCTTGCCGAGCGCCGGGAACCGGACGCGGAGCGACGACTCGAGGAAGTCGGCCACGTCAGACCGGTGTCACGTTCACGCGCGAGACAGCGTTGTCTGGCGTCTTCACGCAGAGCGCGCCCTGCGTCGCGGAGTAGTAGAGCACGGCGCCGGCGGCTGGCGCGGGGATGCTTGCGTCGGTCTTGGGAGAGAGGCGGATCGCCTCGGCCATGTGCGAGAACGCGGCGCTGGTGGCCGTGAGCCTGAGCACGTAGGCGACGCCGTTGACGGTGCAGCTCACCGTGTAGACGCCGGCGACGTCGGGCACGAAGCTCGGTGTTGCGTCCTCGTAGGAGGTGAGTGTGCTGCGCGAGAGCGCAGAGCCCATCGGGGCGGACATGCCCCACTGATAGACGGCGCCGCCTGGAGCCGGATTGGTGCTCAACGTGACCCGCTCGTGCGTGACGTAGCCCGTGGACACGTCGTCGCTCGAGCTCGAGGTCATCGTCTTCGAGGCGCTGCTTGCGAGGATCCCCATCAGGCGGCCTTTCGGTAGACGAGCACGGGAGTTTGCGCGCGGATGAGCGGCGAGCGCGCGAGCCCGGGGTTGAGATTCAGGAGCTCAGCGACGGTCATGCCGGCGGACGATGCACACTCGGTGAGCGTGATCGCGTAAGCCTTCGTGACCGCGACGACGCGCTTCCCGGGAGAGTCCAGGTGCTGCCTCAGCTGCAGCGCCGCGTCTTGCGTGCGGCGCGCGGCGCGCTTAAGGGGCCACGTCTTCGGGTCTTCCAGGTCATCGGCGGCCTTGTCGACCTTCTCCATGCGGAACGCGAGGTCATCGAGCTTGGCGCTCACTCGCGCGCGCTGCTGCGAAATCTGCGCGAGCGTTCCAGAAGCAATGTCGAAGATATCCGCGCTCGGCCCCGGCGTCGGGACCTGCTTCCAGTCGACTTTTTCGACCTCGGCGTCGATGTCGTAGGCGTTTCCGGCGAGGCCTTGCAAACCGTCTGGCTGCTCGACCGCAAGCACGTCGTCGAGCTCCGGGGAGCGCTGGAACTCGACCTTGACGTCGGTGCCGTCGCGTTTCTGGTTGTCAGTCTGCTCGTCGAATGACGAGGGCACACAGCGAAAGGTGCCGTAAACCGGGTCGACCAGTGTGCCCGGTGTGCGGAGCAGGCAATCGTTCAGGAGCGGGATGAGGCCGCTTGAGAAAAGGTCTTCGTAGCGCGCGATGGCGATGTCCTCGCGCATCGCGAGCGTGTAGCGGAACGTCAGGTTCTGCGCCCCGGTCATCTCAACGATGGCGCCGTTCCGGTATTGGAGCTTGTGGGGCGCGTTCTCGTGCGCGAACGAGACGCCGCGGTCGAGCACCGGATACACCTTGCCCCGCCAGCTGAAAGGCGGGAGCTGTCTGAGTGCATCGGTCATTGGGGCCCGGGGGTGAGTAGGTGCCGGCATTCCGAGTCCGCGCAAAGGAGGGCGCTAACTCGCCGCTGCCGGCGGCGGCGGGGTTTCTTGAGCTATCCCTTGACGGGTGAGCTCGGTGAATCGGAGCGGTTCGGCACGAGCCCCAGCCGCTCGGCGGCCTTCTTGGTGAGCTCGGCCGCCTCTTTCTGTGAGGTTCCCGCTTGCGCGAGCTTGTCCGCCAGGTCCTTGAGGCTGTCGAGCGCCTTAAGCCGCCCTTCCATTTCGTCGAGGAAGCTCTTCGCGGTATTGAGCTCGACCTCGCGCTGCGTGGGCCCGCCACCAATCAGGTGATAGGCGCCCTCGCCGACCGCGTCGAAAACACCGACGTTCTGGAGCTCTTGCACGCGTCGGCGCTGCGCTTGGACGGCCTCTCTGGCTGCGCCTGCGTCGCCGGCGCCCGTGAGGTTCCGCACGCTCGCGAGGGCATCGCCCTGTGCATTCATGCTCGCCTCGCGTGTGTTGTAGTCCATGACGCCGCCGGCGTAGATGCCGGCGGCGACGCCCGCGCCGAGCGCGAGTCCGGTCCCGACGGCGCCCAGCGCGCCAGAAGCGGTAGGCCTGCCGAAGAACCCGCCGCCGCCGCCGCCAGGAGCGGGAGAGCCTGGTGCGGTCGGGATACCGCCGCCGCCCCCGCGCTGACGCAGAATGGCAGCGAGCACCGCGGCGACAACGGCGCCCACGCGCGCCTTCGCGAGCTCGTATGCGATTGACGCGGCGACCGCGATTCCGAGCCCAGAGAGAGGGTTCGACGCGAGCCAGTCGACTAGGCCGATGAACGCTTTCGCGACCCCGGCAACCGTCGGAATGAGCTCGACCAGATGGGGGACCACCCGCTCTACCGCGGGGAACAGTTCGCTCGCGATGGCCTTCTTGAGCTTGTTGTTCAGGATCTCGACCTGAACGCTCATCGACTTCATGGCGTCGCGCGAGTCGCGCTGAATCTCGCCAAAGTCGCCCGGTGCCGAGAGGAACGGCTCGAGCACCTTTTGCATGGCGTCGCGACCAGCCTTGTCGCCATTCTTTCCGCCGCCTGCCGCCTGGTTGGCAGTGCGGTACGCGCTGATGAGCGGGTTCACGGCGCGGATGCCGCGGACGTCAAACACGTCTTGCAGCTGAACGATGTTGCCGCCGCTCGCCTGCATCACGTCCCCGATCACGTCGAGGAAGTTGCGCATCGGCTTCTTTGCGTCGCCGCCTTGGAAAACCTGGACCTTTTTCCCGCCGAAAGCCGCTCCGGATTGGATGTCTCCCGACTTCGCTTGCAACTGGCGGAACATTGCTTCAACGCTGGTTGACGCCTCGGCGCCGCTTTTGGTCGCCTGCATGGCGATCTGGGCGATGCCACCGAGTTCGCGCACGCCCTGCACGCCGCGCACGCCTGCGTTTGCGGCGCTGGCGGCCATCTCGGGGAACTGCACCGCCATGTCCTTGAGCTCGAACGCGCCGCGCTTGCCTTGAACGGTGAGCAGCGCGAGCGCTTGCCGCATGTCGTCGACAGTCTTGATGTCGAGCTTCTGCGACATGTCCGCTGCGGCGCGCGCAACGTCCTCGATCGAGGCGCCGGTTGCCTGCGCCGTCGTGGCAAACGTGTCCAGGTTGGACATCGCTGTATCCAGATCGCCCGTGCGCTGGACGTACGCTGCTGCGCCAGCCGCTACCTGCTCGGGCGCGATTCCGGCGGAGATACCGGTGCGCACGAACGCGCTGCGCAGGTCGTCCGGGTTCGCCCCGGCCTGGCCCTCGCCGCGTCCCTGAATCGCGAGTCGCCGCGACTGATCATCCAGCGACATCGCCTGCTGCACAGACGTCGCCGCAAGCGCGGCCCCGCCGATTCCCACCATGGCGGCGCCGGCTCTGCCGACCGCCGTGAGCCCGTTGACGACGCGGCCGACACCGCGGCCAAGCGTGCCTTGAACGAACTGCCGGCGCTCGTGAACGATCTGGCGCGTGGCTTCGAGCGAGGCCTTCTCTTCACGCTCGCGCTGCCGGCTGAGCTGGGCCTGTGACCGCACCTGCTGATCGATGGCGCGCTGGCGCTGTCGCGTGGACTGCAGAGCGGCACGCTCGGCATCTCGCTCTTCACGCGCCCGTTGCCGCGTGAGAGAGAGCTGTGAACGAACCTGCTGGTCAATCTCTCGCTGCCGCGTTCGGGCAGACTGTGTCGCCGCGCGCTCGGCTGAAGCTATCTCGCCCTGCGTCGTCGCGCGCGATCCGCCGCGCGAACCCTGCTGAGCCATCCTCCCGAGACGAGCGGAGTGCTGCGAGAACAGTCGCTCCATCGACGCCAGTGAAGCAGCAACCTTGGATTGTCCAATAATGTCGTACTCGTACCGAAGGATTGCCATCGAGCTCAGTCGTTCAAATCAGGGCGGTTTTTCTCGGCGACACGCACGGCCGCCGCAAGCGCCTCAGCTGAGCTTTCCCACGAGGTGCTTGTTGATGCGGCGGGAGGCTCGCCAGAGAAGCAGGTGGCCATACAATAAGGCTCGAGCTCGGACACCAAAGTACTCGGCAAGCTCTCGCGTCGGGATGCCAGGATCCGCGATAGCGAATAGATCCTTCCCGCCAACAAGAACGCTAACTCGGCCAATTGAGGCCAAGGCAAGTGCACTAAAGGGAAGCTGCTGCCTCCCTCCTCGAGCCGGCGTACCCACGCTTCTACGTCCTCGCGCTCGAGATTCGCCTCGAAGGGGCCGTACTTGGCCTGAGTCATCAGGTAGGCGCTGAACAGAACCGCGATCTCGTCCGCCGAGAGCTTCTTGCGGATGTCCTCGGAGCCGTAAAACAGCCGCGGGTACGACGGCCGCTCCGAGTGCTCGGAGCCAGCCATTGGCTTCGTTGAGTGCAGCGCAGTCGCGAGCAGCTCGACCGCGATCTGATCAGCGATTGCCGACTGCAGCCCGGGGCTTTCGAGGTCGTCTCTCGTGAGCTTTTCGATGTCGCGCCGCGCCGCGTCCTTCTGGATCGCCGCGTGTGCCGAGACCTTCGCCGCGATGTGGTCCTCTTGCCGGAGCACATGGATCCGCACGCGGCCGAGCGGCTTCCCGTCTGGCCCCTTGCGGGGAAAGTCGAAGACTTCGAACGGAGCCGGCTCGCTCAGCTTGAGCCACAGTTCGTCCGGCGGAACATCTGGAGGCGGTTTGGCCAAAGTCTCTCCCTGAAAACGCGAAAACGCCCTGAGCCACAATGGGCCCAGGGCGGATCTCTAGTCACGCGGCCGCGGGGCTCCCTGGATTTCCCGCGCGCGCAGTGTGTCTTTAGCCGTCGTTCGGCTTCAGCGGGCCGAGCCAGGTCGCGGTGCCTTCGGCGTTCGCGTTCGCTGACTGGGAGACGCTGGCTTCCGTGATCTTGCCGCGTCCTGAGTAGGACTTCCCGCCCTGCCAGAACTGCATGTCGACATCTTCACGGTTGGCGCTCATTGACTCGAAGTCGAACTCGGGTCCGCCAATCGGAATCGCGTAGCCGACTTTGATGGTCGTCATACCACCGCCGGGAGTGAAGCCAGCAAGGCCAGTCTCGAGCAGGTTGACGGGGTTTAGGCCGCCGTCCGTGCTCTTCTCGAGCGAGGTGTGCTGAGTAGACGGGGAGCCGTTCACGAACAGCTTGAGGATCGCATAATCAGCCATGGTCAGCCCTCACTCACTTCGGCGACCCTGGTCGTGGTCTGGTCGAGGTCTTCCGCCGCATCGAGGTCGAACCCGGTCTCGAGACGTCCGCCGTTTTTCAGGCAGCGCAGCGAGTCGAGCGACGCTTGCAGATTCTCGATCTTCCCGTCGTCGTAATAGCGGCGCATGCGGTCGCGGATGTGCGCCTCGAACGACTTCGGTGTGATGGTGTTGGCCGGAAGTTGCTGGTTCGGATTGACCCGACCATCGGCGCTGTATTCGTTGTCGCGAAGCTTCTTTCCCTGGTAGTTCAGGGCGTATTCGATGAGCTCATCGTCCACGAACTCGTCGCAAACGCTGACCCTCATGGTCTTCCGCGCGCGGCCGTCGTTCGCGGTTCCGCCCGCGTTCTTCGACTGCGTCGTGGTCGACATGACCAGCTGCGTGCCGCTGGTCGACGATGCGATCGTCGCGAGTCCGCCGAGAATGGCGTCGTTCTGGTCGTCCTCGTCCGGGTAGTCCGCGGTCGAGTAGGCGGGCAGGAAGATGTCGCCAGTCGGGTAGTTGTTCAGATTCGCGGCGGAGTACCGCTGCTCTTCCTTCTGCCGAATGGCAGCCATCCCGCCCACCAGTTCGGCGGCATCGTGCTCACTGTTGGGCTGCCACACGAACTGAAGCCGCGCGTAGTTGCGGCCAGTCGCGAGCGTGATGCCGCTTGCGAGCGTGCCCTGATAGGCCGCAATCCCGACCGAGCGCAAACCGCGTTTCGGCTCGCTCTTGTTCGAAATGTGCGTCTTGAACGCCCCCAGGTTGGTGGCGTCGAACACGCTCACTCCCAGGTAGTACTTGCGCACCATGTCGAGGTTGCCGAGCGCTGTCGCCAGGTTGGTCGCCTCGGTCGTGGTGCCGTCCGCGCCCGCAACGCCGGTCCCGAGATGCGCACCGGACACGGCGACCGAAACACCAGTCCCCTGCGTCACTTCGACGTGGTACCGGATGTTCGGGACGGTCGCGGTGCCCTGCGAGGCGCCCACGATCTTGGCCGTCAGCGTGACGACGCCCGAGGCGTTCGCGGCCGTGCACGGCAGGTATTCCTTGCCGTTGATCGACGAGACGATCAGGTCACCGATCACGGTCGCGGTTGCGGCCGACGGGTAGCTGGCTTGGCAGAGTTCGCCCGCCACGATCGCGCTCAGGGTGCCGGTCGCGGTTGCGGGGCCCGTGACCGTGAAGGTGCCGGTCGCGGCCACTGGAGAGCCGCCGCTCGACGCGGCGTAGGGCATTGCCCACAACTTCGCGTCCTTGTTGTGCAGCAAGAACTTGCGGCAAGCTCGGTGCAGCGGAGAGCCGGCGCCGGCGCCATCGCGCGCAACCGACTCGGCGCCCACGCGGTAGAGCGTGTTTGCGGTCCACGTCCCAGCCGATGTCTTCGGCATCACGAAGCAGACCTCGCGCACCGACGCGGCCGCGCTCGCGGGCCCCTGCGCGAACAGGATCTCTGCGCGCATGCCCGGCACAACGAAGTCGGCTCCAATGCCCGTGATCGGGATGAGTGGAGACCTCACGAGTCACTCCCTTTCCGGCTGGGGGCGGCGACGGGCGGCGCTTTCGCGACGTACTCACCGGAGTTGAACTCGAGTTCGACGAACGGCAGTTCGCACGCCTGCGCGGTGAACTGATCTGCCGGCCACAAGGAGGCGTCGCGGCGAGCGACTTTGAGCAGCCGCTGAGCAGCCGGGCTGCCCGGCTCGAACTCCGCGGCGTCGCGCGTGGCCGGATATCCGCCGATTCCGGCATCGAATGTGCGCCCGACGTACAACGCGGCTTGTCCAGCACCCGGAGAAAACCCCGGGAAAGGAACAAGCTGGTCGGCGCGCGCGAAGAAGCGCAGCAGCTGTGCCATTTAGAGAGGACCTTTCGCGGCCGGCGCGGAGCTCGGTCGCTTAGAACTTGCGTGCAATTGCGGTCATGTGCGCCGCCATGCGCTCTCCGAATTCACGGAAGCTCGCCTGGTTGGCGCCGTAGAGGAATCGATAGGGCTTGTTGCCCGGGTGCTTCACGCGGCGCGCGCTCACCCATTTGGCGAGCTTCGCCCAAAAGAAGACGAGCCGCGGATTGCCGTGGATGTCGTGAGGGCGAGCGCCTTGATCGATTGAGGCGGCGTAGGGCTTCGCGTTCTGCAGTCGCACCACTCCGCCACCAGTGCGGCGCACGACCTTGCCTTCGGTCGCCTCGCGCAGGCCATCGTGGTGCCGCGGGATGAAGCGCGGGTAGCGCTTCGCGTAGTCCTCGCCGTACTCAGCCGCGTGACTCATCTCGGTCGAGAGAGCGCCGCGGTCCGTTTGGATGAACCGCTGGTGCGCTCGGTGGATCTCTCCGAGGTTGACGATCGGCATTGGAGTTGGTGCTGCCTTTCGGGTCTGCGGCAGCGCCGCACAATCCCTGGCGCGGCAGCGGCGCTGTCACTCGAGAATCGTGTCCGTGTCGGCGAGAACGACGGCAGGCAGCCGCCCTTCCTCGGAGCCGACGCCAACCTGGAACGAGGCGCCATCGAGCGGCGGGTCGCCGGCTTCGCCAGTGACGCCCGTGTCCGCTCCGGTCTCGGTCGTGGTGATGCTGAGCACGGTGGCCCAGTAGATGGTCCCGCTGTCGCGCTCGCCGCCGTAGAGCGCTTGCCCTGGCCCTTCTGCACCCGTGAGGTAAACGCGGTCCAGTGGGCTCCCTGGGCCGAAGACGGGCTCTCCCGAGCGGTAGGCGTCGTGCCTGCCCTGCATGAGCACGCTGTCGACGACGCCCTCGACCAGCAGGCACGAGTCGAGCAGCTTGCGAGCGGCACCGACCTCGAGCGGACCGAGGATGTAGTGGAGGTTCCACTCCTGCGTGCGCTTGCGCTGCGCCCATCCGACGTATTCGTAGGTGCGGCGGTCCACGCGGTGCAGAGCGAGCAGCGGGAATGCCGCCTTTCGCTGCTGCATGATGATGTGGGTCGGCGCGAGCTCGAGCGTGTCCGCGATGGCCGGCTTGCCGCGAAGCTGGTGCCCGAACTCAAGCGTGCTCGAGACGCGCGACCATGCTTCGCCAAGCTCGGCCGTGATGGCCGCGCTGAAGAGCCCGAGCAGCAGCGCGCGGATTGGGTCCGCCGCTGTGAAATTGGCGGTGAACTGAGCGGGGTCGAGCGGGAAGCTGACGCCGCCCCAAGTTGCGATCACTGGACCGGCTCCGCCCGGATCACGATGCGCATCGCGCGGTCACGCTGAATGCGCGTGATGCGGTAGAGCGCTCCGTTCGGGTGGTTGGGTCCCGTGATGCGGAGCTGCAGTGTCTCGCCGGTCTCGGTGTTGGTCCCGTCGACGGTCTCGATGGACCCGTTCATGTCGACCCACTGCGACCAGATTGAGCCCGGCGTGATGGGGCCGATATCGACGGCGTCTTTCACGAGTCCGCCGAGCGCGCGCTGCTCATCGGTGAGCCAGCGGCAGCGTGGGTTCTGGTCCACGTTCAGGACCTGGACCGCGCTCTCGGCCGCGTCGCCGTCGCCCGTGTGCGCGCCCGAGTAGGAGCGGGTGACGATCTCGACCGCGTGCGGGCGCAGCCCGAGCTCTCCCGGGATGGCGCGGCAGCGCGCGAGCGTTGCCCGCATGTTCTCGGCGAAGCTCATCCGAGCGCCATCTCGCGCGAACCACTGCCAGATGCGCCAAAAAACCATGGCGCGCAGCCCTGATTCATGAGCTCACCGATGGTGTAGCCGAACCGCTTCGCCAGGCGCGTGACAAGCATGCTGCCGCGCTTCTTCGGCGGGATGATCACCTCAGACCCGCCGCTGGTTTGGTAGTCGTAAAATTCGACTTCATCGGCCTTTTTTAGGAGGCCTTGGGCCAGCCCAGTCGCCGACTGGGAGGCGATGGCGGCGTCCAGCGCGCTGAGCTCCGTGAGGATGGCGACCACCGAAGCGGACTCGACCGTGTTTGCCCCGACCTTGTCCATCATGGACTCGAGCGGGGTGTTGTACTGGTAGAAGCCCGCGGCGAAGCCCAGAATGTTCCGGATCTGGTCCTTCTGGGTCTCGGTGAACGCCACGGGCTACTGCTCACTTCTTCTTCGAAGACTGCGCGTCGCGCTCGGTGAGCAGCGCCTCGGCCTTGATGGCCTTGGCCTCCGCCGCTGTGGCGCGCTGCTCGGATTCGCTCAGCAACGCCTCGACCGCTTCCTTGTCCGCCTTCGCACGCGCCAGCTGGTCGTTCGCAGCCGCCAGTTCAGCGCGGGCCGCGCGGAGCGCGTCACCCAGCTGGCCCGCATCGATCTGTGACCGCTCGAGCTCTCGCTTGGCCTCGGCCTCCTGCGCCTGCGCGCGCTCGGCCTGCGTCTTGAGAGCCCGCAACGGCTCCTCGCTCGCCGCGCGCTGCTCGTCTGCAACGCGCTCTTGCGCCCGCAGCTCTGGAGCAATCGCTACTCGGTCGAGCGGCAACCCGCGCGAACGGATTGCCGACTCGAACTCGTCCGGGACATCGACCAAGCCCCACGCTTCGCACGTGAAGACCTGGCCGCTCATGTCCCAGCGCAGCGGGTTTTTGCTCTGGTTGTGCAGTCGCATCAGGCGTCCACTACGTTGAGCTGAGCGCCAACGGGCGCCGAGATGACGTGCGCGTTGAGGTCCGCCTTGATCTCGTTGAGCAGGGTGTTGAGCGTCGACTGATCACTCGCATCGGTCGCGGCGGTCGCGTTCGTGCTGTCCGCGGTCGAATGGTACGTCGTGCTCGCGATATGCGTGTTGTAGGCCGCCTTGATGGCGTTGCCGAGCGTGATGCCCGTCGCCAGGTCGGTCGCGTCCGCCGTGGTGATTAGCGTGTTGGCGACCTTGTGAGCGCGGGCGTCGGCGAAGTGCCGATTCACCACGCGCTTGATCGAGTTCACGAGCGCGACTGAAGTCGCTAAGCTGCTCGCGTTCGCGGTCGCCACCACGTCGTTCGCGACCGTCGGATTCATGTAATCCGTGTCGGTAGTGATCTGCGTGATGTCGTAGTGAAAGAAGCTGGCGACGCTCGCGACTTGCCGCGCGTTCCACGCTGCTACCAGCGTGAAAAGCAGGGTGTCGGGCGTCTTTCTGACGGTGAACGCCATGGGGTTCCGTTCGTTGGATGGGGTAGGATCGGGCGCTTCTGGGCGGCGATCAGGTCGCGACGTTCTTGCGGACTCCGCAAGCGTTCGGGCGCTTGACCACGAGCTGCACGGTCACCAGAGACTCGCCCTTGCTCGACGGGCCCGTCTTCGAGAGAGGCTCGAACACCATGTCGAGCGGGACCGAGCCGAAGCCGTCGTCCGCAGTGACTGAATCGAGGATCTCGTTCGGCACGCGCGCGTCTGGTAGCGTCTCGAAATGGACGTAGTTCGAGTTGAGGTAGTAGATGCGATTTGCCGTCGCATCCTTGCTCTTCACGAACATGCAGCCGTCTACCTCGATGCCTTCGTACCCAGCATCCAGGTTGATCTTGCCGCGCGCCGTGTTCACGATGGACCATCGGCGGTTCGCGTCGAACAGGCCCGCAACCTTGTTGAAGACGGCGGTCGGACAAACCGCGAGGTCGGGCGTCTCGCCGCAGGCGTCGTAGATGCCGCCGAGATCCGAGCGGATGAGCGCGAGCGTCGGGCTCAGGAGCGAGCCGGGGTCGATCACCTTCGGTTTCCAGTCGGCGTAGGTACCGCGCGCGAGCGAAGCGTAGGTGTTGGTGTCGTCGGCGATCGCAACATCGAGCCCCGCGAGCAGGGTGCCAGTGCCGGCGCCGCTGAATGCGTCGGCCTCGACTTTGGCCGCCAGCGCGCTTGCGCTGTCGATCATGTTCTTGACCCACAGCCCCAAGTTGCCGGCAGGCGTCGAACTCGTTCGGGCGGCGTCCTGCGCGAGCTTGCTCACGTGGATCGGCGCGCGATAGAGGCCCCACGACAGGGTCGCGGAGAGCTGCGAGTCCGAACCGAAGTTCGCGGCGTCGGCGCCCTCGCTGTAGTTCTCGGCGATGTGGCCCGAGATCTGCGGAGCCCATGCGACGTTTTTTCCGCTGCCGCGGATGATCGGCAGAAGCTTCGCCAGGATGACGCGACGGTTGATCTGCTTGACGATGTCGCCCCGGTATTCCTGGGCGAGCGTGATGAGGTTGAGAATTTGCGGCGTGTCGGCCATAGGGATATCCCTTCAGAGTCTCGGGAACACCCGAGTCCATTTGTGAGAGCGCCGGAGCCCGCTGAAGGGACACGGCGCTGAGTTATGAGTTGCTTAGGTGCGGGTGCCGTTGGAGAAGGGCAGCGGCGCGCTCTTCAGCGCGCCTCATTTTCTCGGCATCCGTAGTGGCGGGAGAACTGTATTGAGGGAGCCCGTCGGCCCCGACGTTTGCGTTGCCGGCGCGGCGCGGCCCTTGGCCGTTCTGCGTGGCGCCGGCGGCGCTCGGCGGCGGGGAGAAAAACTTGCCCTCGCTCGAGCGGGCCCAGTGCTGAATCCCGTCTGCCAGCGGCATCGGGACATCCTCTTCGGCAGCGCCTTGGAATGGCGCGCGCCTGACGGTGAGTAGCGGATTGCCGTTCTCGTCGAACGTCACGCGCTTCTGCGCGACGAACAGATGGCTTGCGGCGATCTCGAGCGCCTCAGGCCTCACGTGCGGGGCGAGCGCGGTCTTGAGATCGGCCATCGCCTTGGCGTTGCGGGCAGCCTCGGTCTGCTGCTTAGCGACCTCGGCCTGCTGCTGCAGCGCTGTCGTGAGCTCTTGGATCTTTGCCTGCATGGCGGCGATCTCGGGAGCCGGCTTGGTGGGCGCCTGTTGCTGCTGCTCGCCCGCGGGCTTCGTGAGCTCTTGCACTACCGGGGACAGGAAGCCCTTCCAGTCGATGGTCTTCAGCTCCTCGGCAAGCGGCTTCTGGCGTTTCGAGTGGCTGGTGATTGCGGCGTTGATGACCTGGCCGAGCGCTGCGACCTGCGCCTCACTGAAGGGCGCCTGCGGCTCTTGGCTCTGGTTCCCTGCTGCGGTGCCGCTTCCGGTTGCACCGGTCTCTGCAGCGTCGAACAAAATGCGTCTGTTGCGGGCGAACATGCGATCACCTTTCGGCCGTGTCGCTAGATGGCCGTGCGCCTTTATGGGGGCGTTCCCACGCGAGTCCTTAACGGGTGACTCGCAAGCCCGTGCACGTCATCACGACGTGTGGAGATTGGTTTATCGGCTGGGGCCGATGCTGGTCACGCGGACCTTCGCGGCGGCACCGGCGCTCGTGCTGGCGCCCCCCACGTAGACCACGCGGACCATGTCGCCCGGGTGCACCAGGTCGAGTCCCGCAGCCATGCCGGGGGAAGGCGTCGCGTCGCTACCGCGCGTCGTGACAGCCGTGAGGGTCCCGGATGCGGGGGTCGCGTTGTCGACTGCAAACGAGTAGGCCACGGCGGAGGCGCCCGCCGCGAGCTGCGGAAAGTGGCACCAGTCGACCCATAGATCAGGCCCGACCTTGCGCTGCAGATACACGTCGAGAGTCCCGCCGGTTGCGCCGACAAGCAGCGCTTCGACGCGCAAACCCGAGAACTTCGCCAGCCCCGCCGCGTAAGCGCCAGCCACGGTGCCAGCGGCGACTGGGCTAGTGCCCGACAGATCAAACGTCTCGGTCATGGTTTCACATCGAAATCGACGCCAGCGATGGCGTCGTAAAAGTCGCGTGGATTGTCCTGCAGCATCGCCATCATCTCGAGCGTGTCGCGCCCGACTGGTCCCTGCTCAGCGAGCCGCTCGAGCAGCGCCACGGCTGCCTGCGTGTCGTTGCGCGTCAGGTCGTGGACGGAGGTTGCCTTGTTCATCGAACACCAAAGCGTCAGTCGCTGGCGCGTCGCTACCGATCAAGTCTTGCGCTAGCCCAGCGTCGCCGTTATCCCGCGTCACAGGTCGAGTTCGCGCGACAGAATCGCCTGCGCGTTCTTGTCCTTGAGCTTGAGCTCGAGCCATAGGCCTGGGTTGTCCTTCGCGAGCAGGAACTCTTTGCCGATCTTACGCTCACCAACTTGCGAGATCGCGATGTCGCGCATGGTCTGCATCTTCTCGGCGATGCGAACGGGAAGGTTGTTGGCCTGCAGCCAGCGCGATAGGCGGTCTCGCATGGCCGGCATGATCTCGGTGTTATTGAAGCCGAGCTTCGGCCAGTAGTACCGACCGACTTCGGCCGAGTTGAGGGTGATCTTGTCGAAACCGAGCCGCTGATAGGCAGACACCTGACTGCGCAGCACCTGCTTGCCGATGCCATGACCCTGAGCGCGAGCGTCCATGAAGAACGACTCATGCTTGACGCTCAGGATCCCGCGCGCATCGCGAGTGATGATGCGGCTCATAGTCGTGTTCGGGCCGGCGGCTACGTGGTAGTTGATACGGCCGAAAACGTGATCGAACCTGATCTCTCCCTGTAGCTTTCCGAGCGAGCCGAGCGCGTCGATCGCCATCATGTCGCGGAGTTCAGCGGCCGTCGCGTGCCGACCGAACATGTCCCGCATGGCCTCGCCAGCGTTGCCCGTGATCGTGATTCCGGAGCGCTTAAACTCGGCCTTGAGCCGCTTGTTCAGCGCCGAGTCCTCGGCCTTCAACCTGGCCTTCTCGAGCCTGGCGGCAGCTTTCTCGGCGGCCTTGGTTGCCTTCATCTCTGCCGCCGCGGCCGCCTTCGCCGTGGGCTTCGAAACCTTGGGCTTCCCGGGCTTGGCTGCCGCGACCGGCTTAGCCGCGCGCGGCTTGACCGCTTTGGTCGCCTTCGCCGCTGCGCTTGCCTCGAGCCGCTCAGCAACCTCTGGTTCCCACCAGCGTTCACTCTTCAGTGCGGCAAGGAGCCTTTCGCGCTGGAGCGGCGTGGCCTTGATCGCCTTGGCGAACTGATCAGCGTGCTCCTCGGCGGTCGTGACCGATATTCCGGCCTTGCCACGCAGCTTGCGCGCAGCCTCGAGAATGCGCTCGGTCGCGCGGGTCTCGTCCCACTTGGTGGCACTGCGCACGCTTGCGCGCAGGCCTCGAATCTCGTTGAGGTAGACGTTGTCGATCGCGTTTCCCGCGACCTTGCGCGTGATCTCTCGCGCCAGGAGCTCGGTCGACGCCTCCTCAAGCGAAGCGCCAAGCCCCGGCGTGTAAGCCGATTGGCTGATGAGTGTGCCGTGGATCTCCTCGTGGATCAGGCACTGGAGCCCGTCGAGCTCATCGTTCGCGAGCGCCTCTGCCCGCATGAGCTTGCGCGCGGCGCGGTGCGCCCGGGAGACCGTGAGCTGGTCGAGTCCGACCGTGCCGTCAGTGAGGCTGTGGTAGCCACCGACGCGGCGCTGGATGACGTCCAGCTTCGACGCGCCAGCGAGCCCGCGGCCAACCTCTCGGCTGACCATTTTCTCGCTGCTGAGGAGGGCGCGAACTTGGTCGCGGACCGCGAGCCCGCCGTCCTTCGCGCGGGCCGTAAACGCCGCGTCCAGGCCCTTTGCGAACTCGCTTGAGGTAAGTGGCGCCGCCTTAGTCGAAACGCGCACAGCGCCCGCCGCAGCGGGGCGAAAGGCTGCGTTCTTGGGGATGTCGATGGTCTTGGCGGCCGATACCGGCTGGAGCTCCGACGGCTCGATCAGCCAGCCCTGTTCGTCCAATGACGTGCGCAGAACGCTAAAGCTGCATCGGCAATTAGGGTGCACTTCGCCCGGCACACCGAGCGGGAAGCGCTCGCGAATGCCGACGATGGTGCCGTCTGCGTTCGAGCAGATGGGGCAGGTACCGCGGTCCAGGATGGCGTCCCAAACCTTCAGCAGTCCGAGCGGCAGTCGCTTCGCCGCGAGCGTGCGCCCGCTGCTGAACGCCTCCGAGCTTTCGGTGATGGCGGTGCGGTCAAGCGCGGATCGCGCACCTGAGTTCGCCGCCGCCACCGCTGCTGACGTGTTGCGCGCGCCGGATCCGTTGGCCTTCTTTAGCCACTGCTGAGCGTAGCTCTTGCTGTACTCAGCAGCGCGCCGCAGGTCCCGCGCCAGTTCGCGCGAGAGGGCGACGCGCTCAATCCGCGGCGCGAGTTCGCCGACCTCTTCCGAGAGCCGCCCGAGCCCCACCGAGCGGGATAGTCCTCGAACCGAAACGATGCCGCTCGATACCGAGTCGCCAACGCGGCCCGCGATGCTCTCGAGCGAAGCGCCAACGCGCAGACCCTGGCTAGTTGCTGCGTTTCTTCGCCCGAGCAGAAACAGCAGCGCGGTTGCCTCGGCCTGCAGGAGCTTTTTGCGCGTCTGCGCCTGCTCGCGCTCCTGCTCCGTCTGGCTCGTCGACATCTGCTTCCGAGAGCGCCTCGTGCATTCTCACGGTTCGCTCAATCTCTTTGTCGATCTCGTCGGGCTCGTTCTCGACGCCTTCGGTGATCTGCTGGCGCATGAGCGCCTTCGTGCTCTCGTCGACGTCCTTGAGCATCGACTCAGCCACGCGGATCTTGCTCTGCGCCTTGAAGATGTTGCTCGGGATCCCGCCCGCGGCCTCAACGAGACCGAGCTGGGTGAGAAATGCCCCGATGTCGAAGCTCGCGAAATCGTCGAGCCCTTCCACTGACCACGTGAGCTTCTCGCCGCGCGCTCGGCTGATGAGGTCGAGCGCTCGCTCGATGGCCTCTTTCACGAGGCGCGAGAACGACACGAGCACGACTCGCGTGATCTCGTTGTCGCTCGCCTTGCTGTCGGCGGTGCGCCCGATGGCTGCCGCGTTGTTCTCGACACCGAGCGCCATCTGGTGCGCGATGCGGAACAGCTCGTCTTTGGTGGTCTTGATCTCGCGGTCGAGTGCTTCGAAGTGTCCGGTTGGAGGGGCTTCCCAGCCCCACTCTTCGTCGCGACGGATCACGATCTCGTAGCCTGAACCAGTGACCTGGCTCATGAATTGCTCCGGGTCGTTCACCTTCGCGACCGGCATCGCAAACGCGGTCGCAGAGAGCGACCACGCGAGCGCGCTCACTTTGCGCAGCATCGCGAGCTGAGGAGACTTGAGCCGGTTGGCTACCCAGAGCCCGATCGGCAAGTCCAGGCAGACCAGCGGCACCGCGCCGAAGCGATTCGGGTCGTTGGCGACTCGAGGAACCTCCTGCTCGGGCTGCGGAGGTTTATCGACGTCGTACTCGAGCCGGTAGGTCTCCACGCTCTCGGGCGTGAGGTATTCCCAGGTCTCGACGACATGCTTGCGCATGTCCGCGATCCCTATGCGGCGGCGCTCGGTCTCGTGGGTGATGGCCCATCGAAGCCGGCCAGCCTCGTCTGCCTCCCAGTCGAGCAGGCAACCCGGCTCTAGCCGCTCCAGCCAGGCGTCGCCAAGCTTGCGCGCCTCGTAAGCGGCCAGGTCCGTGGGGGCGTCTCCGCCGTCTCCAGGGATGTGCAGCCGCACCCACGCGGTGCGCTGAATCATCGCGTCGGTGAGCATCTGACCGAAGAGCGCGTCTAGGTCGGTGCCGCCACCGTCGCAGTCCTCGCGGAGCTGGTTCCAGTAGCCGCCGGGGTCCGAGGCTTCGTCATCGCCTTCGCTCTTGGCCTTCAGGACAGGCCTGGAGACGAACAGCATCGACTTGAAGTAGTCGATGATGGGGCCGAGATAGTTGCGATACTCGGCCTCTTTTAGGCGAGTCTCGTAGCGCTGGCTGCGCTCGCGCGGTCGCTGCGGAAGCAGTTCGCAGTGAAGCGCTTCGAGCTTTTCTCCGCCCTCATAGAGGGCCGCCAGCACGCGCTCGCGCGCCGGGTTGCAGCTCGGGTGCCGCTGATTGAGCTGCTGGTAGGTCGGCACGGAAGCTCAGGCGGTGTACGAGAAAAAGCTCTTGAATCTGTTAAAAATAGCGTAGCGCAGGCTGTCGCAGTTGTGCACCAGGATTCCGTTTGCGAAGAACTCATGCGCGCCTTCAACCTTCAAATTGAAGACGTCCGCCTGTTTTTTGACGGCGCCAGAGAGCACCACAACGGCGTGAGCAGTTTGCTGTCGCGCTGTACCTGTTGACCGAAAACCTAACTCCGCACTGGGCACAGATCCGCTCAACATCGTCGCTGCCAGCCGCGCGCCGCCAAGCGGACTTGCAAGCGTTGGAGCAAAAACGGTCGGAATCCCGGCGAGTAATCGAGTCAAAAGCAGCCTTGCGCCGCTTTGCCACACGGTAATGATGTCACCGTATCGCACTGAGTCCAGCCGAATCCAGCCCCTGCCGTTCACAAAAACTGGATGATCCGGGGTACCTTCGAGTGCGCGCCCGTTACTCGTCTGAAGTCTCCACAGTCGAGCGCTCGACTGCGTCATGCCAGCGGCGCTCACGCGCCTCCAGCCGTCACGTGTCGCGACCATGTCGCCTGCGGCGACCGCCTCAATTGGCTTGTCGCCTACGCTCGTCGTGACCAGGGACCCGCGCGCCACACAGGCGTGGTTCGAGCGGTCCTCGATGTCATCGAGAAACACCTCTCGATTGCGCGGGTCGCGCTTCCTCCGGTACGCCCCAAATTCTTTGATGGTGTTCACACACCGAGGCGACACGAACAGACGGGCGAATCGCTCTGTCTTGCCCGTCGTCTCGTCGACCGTGCGGGTGCGGATCGCCAACCGGTCGGCAACCACCGCGACGCCGTCTTCAATCGAGTTGTCGACATCCTGAATGCTCACGCCGCACGAGCGATACGCCTCGATGCGCGCCGGCATTGACGGGTCCCCGTAGAAGCGCGGGCGTTGGTAGCCCAGTTTTTGATACCGCTCCGAGATGTCGCGGAGCTTGCGCTTCCACCAATCCTCGGTTTGATGCTGCTCGTAGACTTCCTCGAGTACGTGCGACACGGCGTCACGGCCGGAGCCGCTCACGCCGATCACTAGGAACACGCCCGGGTCTTCGTAGCCGTGATCGCAGCCGATCAGAATCTCTGACCAGCGTTGACGCGGGTCGGGCTCCCGAACGTGGAAGTCATCCGAGAACGGATAGACCAGACCCTCGGCGCTGTCGGGGTCGCATTCCCACTCGCGCGCGAACACGGCTGGGGCCGTGTGCCTGCGAGCGTCCTCAACCTCGCTCCGGTCAACGACCTCGGGACTGTCCGCATAGGTCGCGTGAATCGAATGATAGCGCGGGTCGCCGCTCTTCGCGGCTTGTCGCCGCCTCCAAAGCAGGCCGTGACGGCCCCGCTTGTACGTCCCGCTGGTGAGGCGAATCTTGAGCGACCACGGTTCAGAGAACCACGGACGCGCAATCGAATCGAACACGCTTGGGTCAATGTCGTCGGCTTCGTCGCAAATCACAACGTCGGCGCGCAAACCGCGCGCACGCTCACTGCTGTGAGCCTCCGCAGGGAACGGCTGCATCCAGCTCCCTCCCGGGAGTTCGATGCGCCAATCAGTCCAGTTTGGCTTGGGGCCAAGAAACGCCCAGTCATGCAAATCCGACTTCAAGCCGGCGCCGTGCACGTCCTTGAACTGCTTCAAGGTCGGCATCAGGAACACGACGCGAATGCCACGGAGCGCGTGCGGCGAGATGCCGTCTGCTGACTCCATCTGCGAGATGTCGCGGCCGAGTTCGCGCAGAATATCTAACCTGCCTCGACCGTCGTAGCGGGCCATCTGCACCCAGGCAACGAACCGATCGAACCAGCTTTTCCCGCAGCCTCGACCCCATTCAAGGTTGATGTCGCGATTCGGCTGGACCAGCGCGAACGCTCGCGACTGAGGCCCGGTGAGTCGGAAATCAACTCGACGCTGCTGGGGAGCCGCTGCCACCGCCGTCTCCCTTGTCCTGGCCCTCCGGCTTCAGGTGCACATGCACCTCGACCGGGCTGCGATCCGGAGACCCTTCGCGCTCAGCCTCGATCTTGGCCAGGTTGTGCGCGTTCTTCTCGGATTCGAGCACGAGCTTGCCGTAGTCGGCACGCTTGTCGATGACCGTGACCATGCCGTCAGCGCCCACGTCTGGCACCGGAAGATCGCCCTCGAACCGGGCAAGCGCCGTCTGCGCAACCCGGGACCGCATGGCGATCAGCTCCTCGAGCGCCTGTGCGCGAAGCTCTCGACGGGCCAAGGCGAAGTCTGGTTCGTGGCTGAGCCGACGCGCCAGGTCTCTACCGGTCGTCTCAGGGATACCGACAGCCCTCGCCGACTCAGCAGCGTTTCCGGAGTACAGGTAGTGCGCCCGGAACCTAGCTACCGTTTCTTCTGGTGTGGGCACTCCCTGTGCCATGCGTCCGGCTTGTCTGGCTGCCGCTGGTTGGCGACAGCCGGTGAGATGTCTTGAGCCGATTCCCCGGCGTCTTGCGCTCGGGCTCGGCCTGGTTGTCTTGCTTGGCCCGCCACTCGGCAGACCTACGTTTCGCCGCGCTACGACTCGCCATCGAGCTCCGGGTCTGGCCGGCACCGAGCGAGCTGCCTGGCGACGCAGGCCTCTCCGATGGTGGCGGTCAGCGTTGGCTTGGACTGGCAGCGCCGCCGGGCCTCGCGTCGGTTCCTCGGGAGGACGACTACGATGACGCACCGGCGTCGTATTTGCTGGGGCGTCATGCCGTTTCGGCCGCGGAAGCGTCTTCTGGCCCGGGACGCCTTGGGCGGCCTCTCCGGAGCATGCGCGCGCAATCGCTTCGCTCTCATTAGGATCCAAAAAACAGTGCCATCATGGCCGATCATGGCCGACGACCCTGCGCTTGCGCGAGCGCCACCACCCGCTGAGTGAGAGCGTCGACCTGGCCAGCGATCTGCTCATCTCGCTCCCATAATTCATCCAGGCGCGGCTCAACGTGCTCGGTCACGTGAATGGCGACGCGCTCAGAAATCTTCTGGTCGATGGTCGATAGGTATTCCGAGAACCGGTCTCGGAGCGTGTCCACGTTGCTGCTAAAGAGTTCCGGGAAGGCCTTGCGCAGCGCACCAAGTGTCACCCGGTAGTGCCTCCTCTTACTGGTGCCCATGCGGGTCACGATACGTCGGTGGAGCTCCTGTTCACGAGCGAAGCACGCGCGCTTGAGTCGCCGACCACGGTCGTTCCCGGTCCACCCAAGCTTGGTCGCGGCGGCTTCAAAGCTCAGGAATATCGACGTCGCACCCCCGGCAGCCGAGCTCACTGGCCCACCTCTGCGCGTGAGCGCTGGCGCGATGGCCGCGTCTCGTTCCAGAGCCGGCATGACGCTTCGAAGAGCACTTTCGCCTGCTGCTCTGCCGCGTCGAAGAGCGCCTTCCGGTTTGGCTTCGGTGCGGTCACCTGCGCCTCCCTCTCGTTGGCGAAGAACTGCGTCGGCGGGAGCCGTTGCGGGTTCGTGCGGAGCATCTTGGTGCCAGCCGGCGTCAGGTGCCAGAGCGCGCCCAGCGAGCCGCCGTCTGGCGAATAGTAGGCCTCAAGCGCGTGCGCGGCGGGGACGCTGCTGCTTCGCCCCCTCAGCGCGGACAGGCGCGCGCTCACGCGGCCCATGCGTGCCATGTCGCCGATGTCCATCTCGACGCCGCCCTCGTGCTTGATCGAACTGCCCGTCGGGCGCGCAGTCACGACGCCGGAACCACGCGGCGCGTTCCCGGTCGCGACCCATCCACGCCCGCCGCACTTGTCGCACACGCGGTCACCGAGCGGCGCGGGGACGCTCGATAGGTCGATCCCAATCAGCGCCGCGTACTCAAGCTGCTTGGCTGTCGCGGCCTCTGGCGCGCTACCGGTGCGGCTGTCGACGAAACCAGAGCCTCCCTCCCACTTAGTCGTATCACCCCCACAGTGCCGGCACGGGCGCGCCACCCTGCCGTAGAGCTCCGCTCGCGCCAGCATGCCAGCGAGCGGGCTACGGTCGAACGCGGAGATCCCTCCGCTGCCCCAGTACCACCTGAGATCCTCCGCATCGGAGGCACACAGAATCGCCGACACGCTCGGCAGCAACGGAGCAGGTAACGACACACTTGTTTGTGGGCTTGACATCCGGTATGCCTCCTAGTGCGTGTGGCTGCGCTCCAGGCGGCTCCGGCTTCGGTCGGGGCCGTTTGCGTTTCTGCCTCAGCAGAAGTGCGCAGACCCAACCAGCGGCTTGTCCAACCGCACCAGTCGCAGACACTTGCTGCACACGCTGTAGGCGGCCTCGGACGTGATACAGGGGCGATGGCGCGGCGTCACGGCTTCTCCAGGTGAATGCTGCCGAGGTAGCGACGCAGAACAGCCGATGCGCGAGCCGTCATTGACGACTGCGCCTCAATTGACGGCTGAGACCAGCGGAGCACGCTGACCGCCTGATCCATCGCCCACACAGCCTCCTTGTGCTGCTGGTCGTAGGCCACGACGGCGGCTCGGATCAGGCCAATGCGCACGCGGTCCGAGCGCGTGGTGGCAGACTCGGCAAGCGCCTCGAGAGCAGCGAGACCGCGCTTTACGGCGCGGCTGCGGGTGCCGGTGGTGATGATTGGGGCTTTCACGGCTCATCCTTCGGGTTCAGCGAGTGATCGTTTCCGGCTTGCTTGGCCTCAGCCCTGCAGACGGGGCAGCGCTCAAAGCCGCCGTTCCTGGCGCGGGCACGCAGGGCAGCCGCGGTGCGCTGCAGCTTGTGCCCCTTGTCGCAAGTGAACCACCAAGCGCGGGGTCCGGCGGAAGCTGGGCGCAGGGCAATGAGCTCACCGAAGCGTTGGCCGGTCATGTCGATGAACCCGTTAGTGTTTGGATCGTCGGTGCGCATCACGACTCCCACCCCGCAGTGGACCATTGCTCTGGCCAGCTCGGTGTTCCACGCGGCTTCTCCGGAGGCTTGCGCCTCTCGTCCTCGGCACGGCGCTCCGCGAGCACCTGAGCTACCGCCTTCGGGTCGGGCTGATTGCGCGCCTCACGCTCCCGGGTGCAGCGGTCGTCGTAGAACCGCTCGAGCGCCTTGCGCTCTTCTGGGCAGTCGCGAGTGCCACCAGCGGACAGCCGCTCGGTGAGAAGCATCCCGAGCACGGCGCAGCGCCCGCAGCAGTAGCCGCCATCGAGCTCGATGAGCGCCCCGCACCACATGCAGGGCTTGCTCGCCTCTGGCGCCACTGGCTTGGGCGTGGCTCGCGGCCGGGGCTTCAACGGCAACGTGACGTTGCCAGCTTGCCAGCTTGCCTCAAGCACGTAGAAGACTTCGCAAAACCAAGCCGAGCGAAGCCGATCGAACTCCTTCGAGTCGCTCGCGAGGGTAAGCGTTAGCTCCGCGTGGTCATGCGTCGGCGGGAAGCGGATGGTTGTTCCCTTAGGGAGGTACACCGGCCTCGCGTCATCCGCGACGGCATCGACTTGAGCAGCGCGGCTACCAAAAATCGCCCGCTCCACAATATAAAACGCAGCCTCTTCGTGGTTCATGTTTCCTCCGCAATCATCAGAATTACCAGTGAGGTCAAGCACAGGGTTCACCGGCCGCGTACGCCTCTTCAGCTCGCATCTCCTGCCACCTAAGCAGCGTGTCGATCGCCTCTTGAATGTCGCAACCGATGTCCTTCCCGCCGCCGCGTCCGCCAGCGACGAGAAGCTTTTTCGCCGCGTGCTGCAGGCACGGGTCGGTCACGCCGAAGAGCAGCAGCACGCGGTAGATGTCGACCGCCTCGAACGGCGTCGGATTGAAGTAGTGAGCGTGCTTGCGCTTGTCGAGCTGGCGGTCGACTGAGGCGGCAAAAGCAGACTCTGGTAACCGTGCTGGCTCTGGAGGCGCGGCATTCCGGTCGCAATCTTCGCGCCGAATACAGGGGCCCGCCTCGTCCTCTAGCCTGCGCTGGCCGGGGCTGATGTACAGGCCATCTCCCGCCCAAAAGCGACCGCATTTTGAGCAGGTGGCGCCGAGTAGGTCATATACCCAATCGTGCGCCTGGAGAGCCTTCTCCACAGCTTTGGTGCAGCAGGCCGCACACTGAGCCCGGCCGAACTGCGCCCAGAACTGGACTTCAGTTGGCCACCATTCGCCACAGTCAGGGCACAGTTGTTCTATGCCAGTGGGGGTGCTGCGGAGCTTTAGCGCGTGTGGGCTGGTCCTGGTGTTCATCGCCCTGTGCTCCCAAACCCGCCCGCCCCGCGCCCAGTCTCGCTTAGGTCGTCCACTTCCTGAAAGGAAACACGCTCGATCGGAGCAACCACCAGCTGCGCAATGCGGTCGCCAGCGCTGAACTTGCGCGAAGCGACGCCCAGATTCGTGAGCACTACCCCGATCTCACCGCTATAGTCGGCGTCGATCGTGCCGAACGCGCAAAGGATCCCTGCCTTGCTCAGACCCGACCGTGGCCGCACCTGCGCCTCTAGCCAGATTGGGATCTCGACCGCGATTCCGGTGCGCACGAGCCGCGTTGAGCCACCAGCGAGCTCGAAGTCCTCGATCGCATGTAGGTCAGCTCCCGAGGCGCAGAGCGTCTTGTATTCAGGGACCAGCGCGCGCGAATCGAGGCGTTTGAACCGGACCAATTGGCTCGCCATCGTCATCTGCCTCGCTCGCCTGTCGCAGCCAGCAGCGCCGCGAACCCGATGCGAACCTCCGCTTCGATCGCCGAATGATGGCGACGCATCTCAGTCAGTGTCATCTGCAAGCACTCACGATGCTGAGCAGCAATCGTTTCGCGGTGAGCTTGCGCCAGCTGCACTTCCTTTGCGTCGATCGCCGCCAACTGCTGATTGCGTTCGACGCACACCTCGTTGGCTTTGACCACACTGAGCTGGGCCATCACATGCAGCTCTTTGTAGTCTGCGTCGATGTCACCAGCGGCTCTGATGGCGTCAATCATCTTAGTCATCCTGCCAACTAACTCTTCGCTTTTCTCAAACACATCGGTCATCTTGCAATCTCCTTTTGTTGCGTCTCGTCCTCACGCTCCCGAGCCCATCGCTGTCTTCTGTCGGTCAACGGATCCACCGGCTCTAGGTAACCCTTCCGGTTGATCTCGAAAGCTTCCACATGCGGGCATCCGTGGACACGGCAGAATCCAGCCGCGAATCCGTGGCGGCACCCGGGTGTGTGGTGGCGGTAGTCCATCACTCCGCTCTCCAGTCGTCGTCGGCCACGTCCGAGAATTCCTCGTATCGCTCGAGCTCCGGGTCATTCACCCGGTTGAAGCACGCTGAGTGCGTGTCCCAATCGAGCGGGAGACGCGCGCCTCGCGGCCCGTTCTTCACCTTGTCGACGTGTAAGCACTTTGTCCCGGCAGTGATTGGACCCTGCGCGGTCGGGACATCGCTTTCCGGCTCGAAGCCGAGCACAATCACGTCCGATCCGTTTGCCACATCGCGGCACTCTCGGATGTTGTGCCGGTTTGGCAGCTTCGTTTCTGTCGTGATGGTGAGCTGCGACATGATGACGCCTCGGATCTTCAGCACGCGAATGAAGCGCCGCATCGATCCGGCGATCGCCTTGAACTTCAGGCGCTCATCTTGATAGCGACGCTTCGTCGAGAATTCCTGCAGGTAATCGAACGCTACCAGCCCGATATCCTGCTCTCGCACCAGCTTGGCCAGGTGGGGCAGTAGCTCCTCTACGGGCCATCCGTCGCGCGCGCGCCCCTTCGAATTTTCGTCGCCGTAGGCAGCAACAAAGAACGGCTTCTGTTCCGCGTCAGCCATTATGCGCGTCACCTTCGAAGCGTCTTCCTTGTTCAGCTTCCGATCGCGGTACGCGAGCGCATCGACGCGCGCGCGGCGCACCATCAGGCGGTCTCCGTACGTCTCTTCGCTGTCCTCGGCCGAGACGATCAGGCACTTCTTCCCGCGTCGGATATTCTCGTCGCACACCGAGATTAACCAGGAACTCTTGCCCCAACTCGTGTCAGCTCCGAGTAGCCAGGCGAACGACGGCCTGAATCCTCCGGTGAGTCGATCGAGCTTGTAGTGACCAGTCGTGTAGTTGTCCGTCTTGTCGTTCGAGAGCGCGCGGTTTCCTGATGCCGTCAGGACATCGCGCACCGTGAGCACTCGCGGCACCGCGTCGGCCACCACTTTGGTGCCGGCCTCAGGATCGCTCGATAGCTTCCCGGACTTCTGCAGGTCGGCTTCGTCAGGCTGCTGTGACATTCGGCTCCTCGTCTGGCATCCAGCGCGCCGTGCGCGCGCGGCTCTTCACGCTCTCGATCACCTTCGCGGCGTAGCGGTTTCCAGCCGGGTCTCGGTGCGTCCGCACGACAACGAGCGATCCGTAGGGGACGCGGCGCGCGAAGCCTTCGTGCCAGCTGCCCGAGAGCACGCCGACGACAGCCTCGCCTGGGCTGACGACAGACCTCACCAGGAAGTCGGGCTCACCCTCGGTGATGATCACCCGGCTCGGGCTCGCATCCCCGCGCAGCATATCCACCGCGTCGCGGCTCGCGAGCACGAGCTCTGAGGCCTTGAACCCGACCGGCGGCACGCGCTTCGGTAGCGTCGGGTCACCGGTCAGGAGCCACGCGCGGACGCTCCGGATGGCTCCGTCGGAATCGTACACCGGCAACAGCATCCGGTGTCCCGATTTGGGCCATGCCTTAGAGGCCGCTAGGCGCCCTTTAAAACGCGCCCAGTCCGGAATGCGGGTGTCATGCGTGTCGACCCTCAAAACGCGAGCAGCGTCCAGCCTAGCGACCGCATCGGGGTCAATCCGGCGCGACACCAGAAGCTCGGACGCCTGAGCGTCGTCCGTGACCTGGATCGTGGACCCCCAGAGCTCCGCGACCTCGGCCGCTGGCGGGTAGTCGCGCTCGGGCTCAGGCGGCAGCGCCGGCAGGGGCGCTCGCTCGGGAGCGGCGCGGCCGGCGCGGATGGAGTCCGCCTCGGCATGCATGCCGGCGAGTTCGGCGGCAGTCGCGAGCACTTCGCGGAAGCTATTCCGCGAGTCGAGCCCATGCACGGCGGCCACCAGCGTCAGGACGTCACCGGTGAATCCGCAGCCAAAACACCGCACACCGATGGTCCCGTCTTTGACCCTGACGGACATTGAGCCGGTTTTTTCAGCGTGAACCGGGCAGCAGCACAGGACGTATGAGCCCGAAGCCTGCTCAATTTTGAGACCAAGCTGCTCGCAGACGCGCTTCGGAGTCGAAAGCGCTCGGCGAATCGCGTGAACTAGCTCGCGGTCAGCCATTACTACTGCCAATCCGAGGCTTTTCCGTAGCCTCCGGTATCGTCCTGGTCAGCTGACGCCCTGGCGGGGGCCTTCGGACGTGTCCTCGTATTGTTCCACCACCCACAAACCGCCTGCGAAAGGCACTTGCGCCACGACTCGAGCAAACGAATGTCGTTCGGATCGGCGATGTAGTTCGCTACGAATCGCGTGGTTAGCTGATCTATCGCCCATTCTGGGATCATCGCTACCAGCAGCGTCTGTTTTTGACCGTCAGTGAGTCTGAGATCGCTCGGGCAGGCGGTCTTTTCCGTTAGTTCACGACCACTACCGCCGTCCAACTGCGGCTTTTCTGCGTTCTTGCTTTCAGGTCTTTGGGTGGTGGTTTCAGGTAGATCTGGATCGGATGGGATGGGATGGGATGGGGTAGCGTTACTCACGGTGTTAGTAACGGCGTTACTAACGCTCATTGTAACGCTTTTAGGAGGAGTGTTTGTCGCGCGTGAGTCACGCGCTTGGCGGAAGCGCTGCTGGCGCTCTCGGTTGTTGGCGCGGCGCGCCTCAACCACCACCTTGTTCTCGCCGTGAACGTGGAAGTCGTGCAGGTACCAGCCGCCATCGGTTGGATCCACTAGACCTGGACCGCGCGACCCGTTGTCGAGCGGCATCCCGCATTCCACAAGAATTTTGAGCCATTTGCGCGGGCTCTTCGGTGCGTGAGGCAGGTCATCGATGTCCTCGTCTGGGACCTTCCCGTCGCTCAGATTGATCGCGACGTAGGTGCGCAACGCGACCCACATCTGCAGCGCTTCCGCGCCAGCACGGAGAGCGCGCTTGGTCTTGTGGTGACCCAAGAACTGATCATCCATCTGCCAGTGCGTCATTTCTCTCCGATGCGCAGGTTCAGCGTGTTCATGAGTCCTCCTGGAGAATCTCGATCTCGACCGCGTACCGCTTCGGAGCGCCCCTGCGCTGCGCGTATTCCCAGCGGACCCGTGAGTCTCGGTCGTCGACACCGAGCGCGTCAGCGACGCCGTCACGCACGGCCTTCAGCGCGCCCTGAAGGTTGTCTCCGTCGAGACCTGAGCTCGGGGCCACGCGCGTCAGCCGCACGACTACCGGCAGGCACACGCGGCCTCCAGGCGCCTTTTTTAAGGACGACAGACTGAAGATCATGGCAGCCCCGCGATGGTCACGGGTGCGCTTCTGTCGTTGCGCCCAGTGCTCGCGTTGGTTGAGCGTGCTCACGGTCCGCAGCGGCAACGTTACTTTCACCGCTCCTCCAGTCGCTTGCGAGAAAACGACGCCGCGCGCCGCAGGCAGCAGACGCAGGTGTCGAGGCTACGGAGTACCCGCAGCGTCGCCCTCATGCGTCGGTACAGGTCAGCGTCGCTGAGCTGGTGCACGACGCAACGAACCGGCGCGTAGAGCGTCACGCACCCTCCGTGAACAGTGCGCGTTGCGCGGGATCGTCACGAAGGCATGAGGGAGAAAACCAAATGGTCTCCTGGTCCTTCGTTCCAGAGCCTCCGTATGTATTACCGGAGCGCTCCCAACGTACGACGTCCCAGCCAGCCAACTCGTAATCTCCCACGTGTCCACAAAGCGCTATCCGCAGGTTCGCGTTCTCGCGAGCCCAGTCGCAAACGCCACTCGCGATGGACGCTCCGCCAGCCCCGTAGAGCGCCTCATAGTCCTTGTATGGCGGATCCAAAAATACCGCGGTGTCGTCCTTCCCGTAGTGATGGTTGAGGCAGCGATCCCATGACCCATGTGTGACGCGCACACGCTCAAGACGCGCGGCAATACGATGGAGCCATTCCCATGCCTTTATCCCGGCATACGTGAGCAGTGTGCCCATGTCGGCATTGCTCGTATGCGGGATCTTGCCTACTGCATGAATGCCCATGCCGGCATCGCTCGTATGCGGGATCCGGCCTGACCAGTCGCACCATCCCGATCCGATCCAGCAGCATTGTCCCCATAGCCACCAGCCTGCGGACTTCGGATCACCTGGCCAATCGGGATCTTGAAGAGCCTCACCAATACGCTGGCGCTCCCCCATCAGCCAACGATGTCGCGCCCCAAGGTCTATGTGGCTGACGGGATAATCCGCGTGTTGCGCAACCGCAGCAGGCTGATGCTTGGTCGCTCGCCAGAAGTTTGCGATGAACCCATTGAGGTCGTTCACCACCTCTAGCGACGCGGGCTCTCGCGCGCCTAATAGGATTGCCGCGCTCCCGCAGAAAGGCTCGATATACTGCTTTGGCCGACCGAATCGGCGCCACACAAGATCGGCTACGGTGCGCTTGCCTCCGAAATACGCGAACGGTGCGCGTAAATGCTCGCTCACTGTGGCGCTCCTTTGCGCCCCGGAGCGGCATCACTGTCCTGAACATCGGTGCGTTTCGAGTCGTCGCCACTGGTCAACTCGGCTTGATTCGCGCTTGGCGCAGAATTCGCTAGGTGGTGGTTAGCCGTGGGCGCGACCACCGAAGAAATCGCGACGGGCGGAGGTGTGTCTTCGAGCAGCGCGTCGAGACGTTTGAGCGCGCAGCGAAGCCCAGCCTCTGTATCCCGGAGCAGGTGCAGCGTGTATGCGAGCTCGGCGCGCAGCTGCGCGCTCTCGTCGCAGCCGCAGGGGGCGGAGCGGTCAGACATGGGCATTTGCCCCCTCTCCGTTTTCCTTGTGCCAGGATTTGTGGTGAACGTGGCAGAGCCAGCGCACTTGCAGCGGTTGTGCATAGTCGTCGTGATGCCCCTCTACCTCGACCGCTCCGCACGCTTCGCAGGAACCACGGACGAGCTTGCCGCTCTTGATCGCCTTAAAAAGGGTTACGTGAACGGCGTTCTTGCGCTTATTCGCAACCCGATACCTGCGCTCGATCTCTCGCTTTGACGCGAGAGTTTCGGGGCGAGTGTGGCGGCGCAGGCGCTCGCGCACGGTCTTTTTAGCCCGCTCGATCGGGCGCACGGCTACGAGATCACCGAAGCGCTGCCCCGTCATGTCGGTGGTGGGCTTGGTGTGTGGGTCCCAGCGGAGGCGCAGGACGCTCACGACGCCCGGCCCCCCTCGATCACGAGGTCAGCGCGTCGGTTCCGGTTGCGCACGTTGAGCGCCTCAGCGCGAAAGCGAGCCCGAACACTCTCGGCGAACCGAGTTTCTGCCAGCTCAAGCTTCGCCTCCGCCGTGACGGCGCGCCGGTGATAGCGGAGCGCGAGCCGCGTCATCACGACCGCGGCGAGACCGGACAAGCCTGCCAGCACCATCATCTCAGCACCCGCTTTCCGCGCCCGATCTCCTCGAGCAGCTCAGCCACGTGGGCCGCGTGCGTCACCCGCAGCACGTCGACCTGGATCAGGTCCTCGACGGCCGCTGCGTCGTCGGTCGTGATCGACCCGTCCGCGCGCGCCGCCGCGAGCTCACGCCGCTCTCGGTCGAGCTGCTGCTCGAGCCTGAATAGGCTGTCACGCGCGGTGACGGCGCGGTTCTTTGCGGCGGCGCGGGCGTCGAACATGGATCAGCCTCCGAACTCGTCGTCGAGATCTCCGCCGCCTGTCCCGCCCTGCTCAGGTTCGCCTTCCGGCTGGAACAAGTCTCCCTGCTCGTGCTTCTCGTCCTCGGTCATGGGGCGGTCGCTCATCACGACGCCGTTGTCCTCGCGCACCTCGCGCACGCGATTGGCATCGAAGTCGAACTCGCGACGGCACGCGACCTGGCGGAACTCTTGGCGAGTGCGCACATGGTCCATGTTCACTCGGAAGTCTTTGGTGAGCGTCTTAAGCTCAGACTTCATCGCCTTCCGCTTCTCGGAGAACTCGTCCTCTTTGGCGTCCTTCTGCTGGAGCAGCTCTCCGGCCTTCTGCGCGAAGGCTTCGACCTCCTCGCGGGTGAGGTCGCACAGCAGGCTATCCGTGTACGGCTCGACGCGCACGCGATGGGACTTATCCGGCTTGCTCGGCTTCTTCTTTTTCATGGGATTTTCGGTGGTCTCTTCAGTTGAGCTCATCTGATTCTCCTTGGTCTTCGTCTTCGCTCGACTCTGCGGCGAGCAGCTCGGTCATCACGATGCGGCGCGCCTCGGTAGCCACGCGCTTGGACACCTCGTCGAAGTTCGCGCACAGCGATACGTCGACCTCGGCGATCTCGTGTCTTGCGCAGAGCTTCAGCGCGAGCGCGCGCTTCTGCTCGCTGCTCGGAGCTGGGAAAAGCACCTGCTCATCGAAGCGCCTGAGCAGCGCCGGATCGATGATGTCCGGCCTGTTGGTGGTCGCGACGATCACGCCGCTGCGCTGCCGGTCGAGCAGCGTCAGCACGGTGTTGACCACGCTGTTCATGCTCTTGCCTGCCGAAGAGTTACCGTCTCCGCGTCGCGACCCGATCGCGTCAATCTCATCGAACACGACGACGGTCCCGTCCGTGATCGCGCCGAACAGCTCAGCCAGGTTGCGCTCGGATTGGTTGAGGTACATCGAGCCGACCTCTGGGATCGACACGACGTAAGCCTGTTGCCCAAGCGCGTTCGCGAGCGCTGCGCTTGATATCGTTTTGCCGTTCCCGGGCGGACCGTGGAATAGGAAACGATTGCGAGCGCGTAGCCCACGCTGCGCGAGCTCTTGGCGGTACTCGAGCTCGAGCACGTATTCGTCGAGCTGCGCCTGGATATCGACTGGGAGCAGCAGATCTTCGAACGTCGTGCGCGGCAGCGTTTGCAACATCTTGCTGTTCGCCGCCGCCGATGGTGGCAGTTGCTGCATTTGCTCGGCGCCGCGCGCGCCACCATTCGGACGAAACCCAGCGCGGACAGCCGAAGTGATCTGCATGCGGAGCGCGTCGACCTTGGCGCCGCGGGCGAGGGCCATTGCGGCGCTCGCGAAAGCGTGGTCATCGCGCGCGAAGTGCGCGCGAACGAGCTGCATGACGTGCCCTGAAGCGCTCACGAGTCCTCCTGAGTAGCTGCCCGATCGCAGCTCCATTGCCTTGTCCCTCGCGGCGACGTCTCACCGCGAGAGGCCGTCGGGCGCGGCCTACGTACCAGTTCGCCAATTTGGTGAGGGTCGGGAGCTGGAGTTGAACCAACAACTTCCAGGTTATGGGCCTGGCGAGGTACCGTTCCTCTATCCCGACGTAAGCGCGGCGTGTTCTGCGCCCGCGGCGAGCGCTCAGCAGTAGGTACGAATTGATTCAGTAGACGCCCAACCGCGTACCTGCGCGCGGCGCCGGATTTACCGGTCTCGGGCTCATTTGTCACTCTCCTGTGGATCGATGGCATCAACGCCGAAGCCCCGCGGCCAACGAAGGCGGCGGGGCTGAGTTGGCCCAGTTAGGCTCTAGCCGTAGCCGGAGCCGTCGCCGTAGCCGGAGCCGTCGCCGTAGCCGGAGCCGGAGCCGTCGCCGGAGCCGTAGCCGTAGCCGGAGCCGGAGCCGTCGCCGTAGCCGTCGCCCTCGCCGGAGCCTACAGCCACTTCGCGGCCTCAAGCGATGCCCGGCCTTCAGCGCTGCAGTACAGCACCTCGATCGCCTCGGTGAGCTCCACTCGATTGAGCACCTCGCTCACACGCGACCCGGACGCGACCCCGTGTAGCGCAACCTCGTGCAGGGTGTTCGCCCCCTTCCACTGGTAGATCCGGCGGGCGCTCGAGAGCTCCACCTCCTTCCCTTCGCGGCGCTCCAGGATGCCCACGTGCACCCCGGCCGAGAACGTCCTGATCACGACGTAGGGTTTCTCCGCGCGCGGGCGAGCGGATGATGATTTAGGCTGGGTCTCTTTCATATGGTGTCTCTCCCTAACGCCCGAAGCCCCGGCCGCTCGTGAGAGCAGTGCGGGGCGGGACAGGGCTGGGCGAGCGCTACGGTGATCCCGATCGATCCGTCACGGTTGGGGCAGGTAACGCTGTGTGTTCTGCGGATTCTCCGGGCGAATCCGCACGGATGCGCTCAAGCGTCGCGTCTCTGCGCGCGCGTTCGCTCTCTAGCTCCCAGTGCTCCGCGGGTATTCCGCACAGCAGTTCCAGGGCATCGCGCAGCATCTGGTCGGGCCTGGAAAGGCCGAGCAGCCAGGCTCTTACGGCCGGTTGCGACACCCCCAGCATCCTGCCGATTGCCCCCTGGGTGCGGGCCCGGTCGGCGGCCATCCAAGCAACAAAGCTGCGCCGGCCTTCGGTCCGGATTCCTGTTTCGAGTGGTTCGCTCACGGTAGGGAGCATAAGCATGATTATGGTTGCTGCGCAAGGGGCAGACGGCTCATGACCGGGATAATCTCGCGCCATGGCCAAGTTCGGTCGCCCACCATGCCGCAAGGTCCGGCTGCTCTCGGCGGGCCCCTCCAAGCGCTCCTGAGCCCGAATCGACCAGGTGACGCGCCGAGTCGGCTGATTTCTGTTGCGCGGCTCATAATTATGATTATCATGAGTTAGCAGAGAGGAACCAGCCATGACTCGCATCATCCGGACTCGCACGATTCATCTCGTGGAGACCATTGAGGTCTCCGAGCATCCGAGCGCGCAGCCAAGCGCGCCCGTCGACACCACTGGTGATGAGCTTTCCACGTCGGCCGTCATGCCGATCGCCAGGTGCACCGCGGAGCTCACGCGCCGCCTCGGCTCGCTCGAATCCTGGTACCGCCGGCAAGAGGCGGCGGGCCGATGAGCCACCGCGAAGCCTTCGCGCTGCTCGTGCTCGTGCTCACGGTCGGAACGGCCGTCATCTGCCACCGCTCACAGGGTCAGGACTGCTGCCAGGTGACGCGCCAGGTGAGCCGATGACGCCGCAGCAGGAGTACGAGCTCGCGCAGGCGCTGCAGGCGTGGGCTCGCATTGTGGCACGCCGCTACCAGCTCGGTCTCGTGGCGCGCAACAACCTCGCGTGGGCTCACCTGCGAGCCATCACGGAGGGCTCGTGACTCAGGTGGTGGTGCGGAGCGGCACCCGTTTGCTGTCGCGCTCCGAGCTCGAGGCCCGAGCTCACTACCTCGCGTCACAGGCGCGCCGCACCGAGAGCGAGGAGCTCACGCTCGCTCGTCTGCAGCACGCGGACGAGATCATGTCCGAGGCTCGTAGGTCTGAACCGCCGCCCCTCTGGGCGTGGCGGGAGGAAGTCCGATGACCTCCCTCCGAATCCCCGAAGACTGCCCCCCGCTCGCTCGGCCTTTTCCGACGCGCCCGGTATGCCGCGAGGACATCGAGGACCATCTCGCCCACGTGCGCGAGTGCGGTCGCGACGCCGTGCTGGTGCTCGACGGCGGCGCGGCGCTCTGCAGCGAGCACGCGGCGCGCGCCACCATCCTGCCGGACGAGATTGACCGCGTGGTTGACGCCACGTTCGACGTCGCGACCGTCCACCTGCTGAGCGCCATGCGGGCGCTGCAGACCGCGCGTGAGTCCGTCGATCGAGCGTGGGACATCGCGCTGAGCCGCGGAGACACGGCGCGCATGAGCCGCGTTCTGGAGGCGCGCCGGCACCTGTCCCAGGCGGTCACTGAGCTGCATTACGCGACCGTCGAGGAGCAGTCGTGAGCGCGCGCAACCCGTGGCAGGAGCTCGCGCGCCAGCGCAAGGCGCTCCGGCTCGCCGACGAGATCACGCGACTCGCGGAGAGCAAGCTCGGGGCGCGCGCCACGCCGACCGTCATCCTCGACGTGCTCAGTCGGGCCACGCGCGAGCACTGGGCCCGCTGGGCCGTGCTGGCTGCCGTGAAGCCTCCGAGCGCGGAGACGCAGCACGAGGTGATGGCCATCTTCGCCCGCCGCGCAGGAGTGGCGGCGTGATGCGCACCGCTCTGCGGATCGCCGAGCTCGCCCTGTTGGCCCTCGCATTCGTTCTCTTGGAGACGATCGACCGCACTCCCGATTCTGACCCATCAGGACTCCCGGACTGAGACCGGGGCGCGAGCTGGGTCAACTTCCCCCTCTGCCTGGTTCGTGCCCCGATTTCAGTCCTGGAGCACTGGAGATTCATCATGATTAAGCTGTTCTCACGGCGCTGGGACGACGCGCCCACTGGGTGGATCGACACCGAGACCACCGGAACGCGGCCTGGACTCCACCGTGCTGTCTCGGTGGCGATCGTGCGCTTCGAGCGCGGCGCTCCGGTCGGCAGTTACGCAACGCTCGTGGACCCAGGGCAGCCCATCCCGTCGGAGGCGACTGCCATCCACGGAATCACCGATGAGCGGGTGTCTGGAATGCCGACTATCGAGCACGTGTTCGCGCTGCCAGCCGTCCAGAGCCTGCTGCGTGATGCGCAGCCAGCGGCCTACAACGCGCCGTTCGACCGCCATTTCGTCCCGCCGTTTGGCGAAGACTGGACGTGGCCCTGGGCAGACTCGCTCTCGATCGTGCGGGTGGTCGATCGGTTCGAGCGCGGGAAGGGTCGGCACAAGCTCGCCGCAGCTGCGGCTCGCCACGGTGTTCCAGCGTGGGATGCGCACCAGGCCGAGGGCGACGCGACGGCGGCAGGGCTGCTGTTCTACCGACTGGTCCCGATGGTTGACGGACTCGCGCGCTTGTCTCTCGGCGAACTGCTGCATTGGCAGCGCCAGCAGGAGGCGAACGAGTGGTTCCGGTTCATGGGTTGGATGTCCAAGCAGCCACGCGAGACTGGGGTCGCGCCGTGAGCGCCGAGCTTCCTCTCGGAATCAGCTGCGACGTCCACCCGGACGTGTATCACCGCCGCACACTCGGGGACGTGAGCAAATCGGGCCTCGACCAGCTGCACCGCTCGCCCGCGCACTACAAGGCATGGGTGGACGGGCGACTCGAGCGCGACACTGCCGCGCTGACATTCGGGCGAGCGTTTCACTGCGCCCTGCTGGAACCGGAGCGGTTCTCCGCTGAGTACGTTGCCGAGCCAGACTTCGGCGACTGCCGGTTCAAGGAGAGTAAGCGCGCGCGCGACGAGTGGAGAGCCGAGAACGCGGGCAAGACAGCGATCGACTCGGAGTCGCATGGCGTGCTGCGATCCATGGTCGACTCGGTGCGTTTGCACCCGTTCGCCGGCAAGATGATCTGCGACGGTCGCCCCGAGGTGAGTCTCAGCTGGGTCGACCAGGAAACTGGTCTCCGGTGCCGATCGCGCACCGACTACTGGGTCGAATCGCTCGGAATGGTGGTGGACGCCAAGACGACGGAGGATGCAAGCCCCGATGGGTTCAGGCGCTCCGTCGCGAAGTACGACTATGCCAGCCAGGACGCGCTCTACCGATCCGGGTTCGAGGCGGTCGGTAAACATATCTCTCATTTCGTGCTCGTGGCGGTCGAAAAAACGGCGCCGTTCGCGGTTGGCGTCTACTGCCTGGATGCCGAGGCTATCGGCAAAGGCTACACGCGCGTGCGCCGAGGGATCGATCTGCTCTCAGAGTGCGTAAGGAAGAACGAATGGCCCGCGTACGGGGACCGTATTCAGCAGCTATCGCTGCCTAATTGGTATTAAAAGGACAGGTCTAGAACCATGGAACAGCCACCGATCGCAGAACAGTCTCCAGTGCAGAAGATAACCGACGTCGTGAACCAGGCCACGGGCGAGGTGACGAGCGCGCCGTTGCCGCCGAACGTGGCTCTGCCGCCCACCGCAGCCTCTCAGGCGCTCGCAACAGCGGCTGATGCCCAGCTGGCGAGTGGCGGCGGAGACGACGCGGAGCGGGCCATCAGCGCCTTTTCGAGCGAGTCGTCATTCGCCGCAGCGGTGCGGATGGCCAAGGCTCTTTCACAGAGTTCGCTCATGCCAAGCGCTTACCAAGGCAACATTCCGAACTGCTTGATCGCGCTCGAACTAGCGCACCGAATCGGCGCGTCGGTCCTGATGGTCGCCCAGAACCTGGACATAATCCACAACCGCCCGAGCTGGCGCGCGCAGTTCCTGATCGCTACGGTCAACAGTTCGCGCCGCTTCACTCCGATCCGCTTCCGGTTCGAGGGGAAGATCGGAACTGACGACTGGGGCTGCCGAGCGGTCGCGAAGGACAAGTCGACCGGCGAGGAGTGCGTCGGCCCTCTCGTGACTATCCGCCTGGCGAAAGCAGAGGACTGGTACTCGAAGAAAGGCAGCAAGTGGCAGACGTTGCCTGAGCTGATGCTGCACTACCGCTCCGCGGCGTTCTGGGCGCGCGTGTACGCTCCAGAGCTCTCGCTCGGGATGGCCACGTCCGAGGAGATCGTCGACACGACCGGCGAGACGCTCCCCGAGACCCCGTCGGCGCTTTCACCGGGAAGCATCGGGCATCTCGAGTCGGCGCTGGCGGCGAAGCCGTAGCGATGTCCCCTCTAACCGACTACGAGGCCCGAGTGATCCGCGTGTGGCGCGTGGACTTTTCCTGCAGCTACGAGCGGATCGCTGGCCTTGTTTACGAGTGCTTTGGCTACGGCTGCCGGAGCGCTCGCGCCGGGGCCGATTACTGCGAAGAGGCCCGGTTGCTGCTCGGTGACACGCCGGAGTCATGGGCGCTGAAAGGATAGCCATGCACCGCACTCTCTCGCTCATCGTCGACATTGCGGCTCAGGAGTTCGGCGTGACGCGCACGCAGATCCTGGGCCGCCAACGCACCAAATGCGTTGCACGCGCGCGCCTATGTGTCATGTGGGTCGCGCGCAAAGAGACCGACATGTCGAGCCCTGATATTGGTCGCGAGCTCGACCGAGACCACTCGACCGTGCTGCATGCTGAGGGCACCTATACGGTCTACGTGGTTACGCATCAGTCGACAGCGGAGACGACTCGGCGCGTGCTGGCGCGTCTCCGCAACGAGCGAGAGGCGTACTTGGTTCGGAACATTGAGCGGACTTGGGAGGCGGCGGAGTGATGGCTCCGTTTGGTGTCGTGGTCGCGGACCCGGCTTGGATGTTCGGCGATAAGCTGCCGGGTCCCGGGCGCGGAGGCGTCAAGCACTACCGCTGCATGACCGTATCGGAGATTGCGCGGTTCCCTCTGCCGCCTCTTCGGAGAGACGCCGTGCTGGTGCTGTGGCGCGTGGCCGCCATGCCGGCAGAGGCGCTGATGGTCGTGAGCGCGTGGGGGTTCACGCCCAAGCGCGAACTCGTGTGGGTCAAGACTCGCAAGGACG